TGCCAATGTTGTAAACCAGACGTTTCAGCAGCTCTACCTAATACGTCTTGATACAGTCTAGATATTGAATCTTCGCTTATAGGAGCGGGCGCTAAAGAAGGCGCAGGTGCTGGAGTCCTTCCGTAACCAGTTATATCCAACTCTGGCGCAGCAGCTTGTCTAAATTGTTCTATTTCTGTTGGGTCAATACTTTCGCCAAAATGTTGTGCCCAGTGTGCCGCACCACCTACATCGGGCGCTCTTCCTAATATTTGTTGATATAGGCCAGCTATATCTGTAATCAAATTGTTGCTCATATATTATCCCACTTTCCAATTGGTTCCGTCTGAATATACGGGTACTTTAACCGCTCCTCCGGCCACTACCGTTGACCCAAACACGGGTAACAAAGCATCCGACACAAAGGCCCTAGTTCCAGCGCCAGAGGTGACTGCGCTTGGTAGGGTCGCAACCGTGTATACCGTAAAGAATTCGTTGTCCGCCTGAAGCTGCCCTAGGATTCCGTCTACTTGGTTGAAATATAAACGCAAAATACTGGTAAGAGCATCTATATATCTTTGCTCGTACTGAGTCGGGGCATTCGGTAGACGTGGAGAAACAACCCTGTTTAGGGGGTTCTCTGAGGTAACCATGTACGTCATGAGCCTCTCCGGCCATCAGGGCGAATGTCAATTCTAGGAGCACCCAACTGCCACGCCGTCCCCAATTGATTGGACTCAATCTTAAATACCAACTGTCTTCCTCGGACCCTTATAAATACTTGTCCCGTAAATTCTTCTACTGGAACGGTGGCTATTCTTTGGACTGTAGCATTACTACTACCGCCTTCGGATTGAGGTACGTTATATCCAGAACCAGAATTAACCAAGGGGATAAGCGTCATAGTCACTTGAGGGGTCGGGCTACTCGCAGATCCCCTAAAGGTCAAGTCAGGTAGCATCCTGTAAATAAACCCAAAGTTGTGTCCGTCGTCAATGTCAAACTCTGATGATTGAATATTAGCAGAGATAGCCACGGGAGTACCGTTGATGTTGTCGTCTACTCCAATTTCGTGGTTCACCATTGTATTAGCGTAAGTCGTGGCAATAGGGTTATTTAAAATGCCAGAATCCAACCATGCAGTACGAGCCATCGTACCGTAGTACCACACGTCTTCTAGGTAGTTATAAACCACATACTTATCTACAGTCGTAGAATTTGCAGAGCAATAAAACCACCAGACCTCATTGAATCCCTCATTGGTTCCAGAGAACACTTGCTGGGATTGACCTAAGTTAATATCAGAATAAATGTATTGTCTTAAGTCGCAACGTAAAGTATTAACACGCCCGTCGTATTTATAAAACTTGTCTACGCCCATCCAATAGGCCACACCGGAAGCAACAGACACCGAGCTCTCGGACAGAATGGAAATGTTATCCCCCAAAATCTGGCTGCCCCAAACCACCGGGGGGCCAAGATACTGAAGGGAGTAAAGAGCAGAATCTGTCCATACCAAGATCTCTTGACGGGCTTGGTGCGCTGTAATAATTTCAGAACCTTTGGACAACTGCAAACTACCAGCTTGGTTTGTCGCAGATGGCGTCCAGTCCGTAGTAGATTCTTGATCTGACCAACGAATTAACATGGGGTTTTGAGCAAAACTTCCGTAATCATTCACGCCAAATGCTAGGATAAACCTACTGGCATCTGACACCATTAAATAGTTCTGAACGCTTGGCGTATCGCCGGTAGTTAGAGTAGAAGCTCTAGTACCCAATCCAAGGGAGTTTTGCCAGTAGAAGATGGGGCCGCCGCGATATCCGAATATCAGGTTCTCTCCAAAGTTAGACTGACTCCATAGTCTCATAGATGAAGCAGCGGTTTGGCCGTTCCCCCACGTACCATATCCCCAAAGACCAGCGCCCCAACCAGTAAGGGGGACTTGGAACTCTGGCCCTACGTTGTATTGATACGCCGCTGAAACCGTTCCGCCGTTACCCGTATCGGACGTATTCGCAGTGGCCGTAGCCACAAACGTATAAGTGTTTAAATCAATTACCGTGATCTGATATTCTTTATTTAAGACGGCTGCGGTAATATTTCCACCTAGACCTGTAGCCCCAGAGAACGTTACAAAATCACCCGTTACACAGCCATGAGCCGTGGCGGAAACAGTAATAACGTTGGAAAGATTAGTTGCTGTAAAAGGATTGGTAAGAGAAACCGTAATGCGAACGGGAGTAATGTCATAGTAAGCACCACCTTTCATGATGTAGTACTTAAGATTAGTCCCTAAAGCAATGAGCTTAGTTCCATCTAAAGTGGCCCACGCCCATAACGCCCTACATTTACCAAGGAATGTGCTTAAAGTTGTGGGAATCCATCCGCCAATTTTCTCGGGAGTGCCGGCCCTAAATCTTACTTTGTCGCATTCATACCACCCGCCTACCGTCTGAGTAGGTGAGTTTACTGGGCCAATCGTCTCGGAAGCGTACCTTGTGTTCTCCCTTGACACTCCCGGACGGAATAGAATCTTTTTAAGCATGAATCATTTTCTCATTTGTTTCTCACGAAAGCAACGGGAAATGACTACTTTGCTTGTAGATAGACCCCGATGTTGGCTAAAGCGTACCCAAGAAACATAATACTTGGTCCCGTCCCGCCTTTAAAGTATTGATCTACAGCAATCACGGTGTAAATAAGACCCGTGATGATAATAAGAGTTTGACTCATACAGAGTATACCTCTTTTTGCTTGACTATTTTACCAGTTGCATTGGTAAGTCTAGCACGAATTTCTTGTATTGGAAGTAAGCGTCTACCAACTTCCCCGTAGGTTTTGCTACGTAGTATGATTGTAATAGATTTTCGGTTCCTGTAGCCAAAATCGTGCGCCCACTTGTCTAATCCCGCAAGGTGGTTAAATGACTCCACAAATACGGATGGGTGCTCTTTCATTACCATGCCATGATGGACGTGGCCGATGTCTATATAGTGGTGTTCCGTTTCCCCAAAGTCTCTCCTAAAGTCTGAGGTCATGACATTGACTAGATCTTTAGGCTTGCACTTGTCCGAGTGGTGAGTCATCACTAACGTATTTCCCATGCGATAGGCAATAAACACGCTCTCGTTGTTGAGAATGTTGACTCGTCCTGTCTCGCCATAAGCTACACGCAAAAGTTCCGCCATCCAGATATCGTTAGTCCGGGAGTGATTTCCTTGATTTACGATCACGTCTACAAACTTGGCTTTCTCTAAACATTTCTCCACGATAAACCTCATTACCCTGCTGTAGGTTTTGATCATCTTAGGGAAACGTGTATCACAATCCAGCGCATGCCCACTGGCCTCGGTCGTCCCTGTATAGTTTTCGTAGTGGGTAAAATCCCCCAGATCGTTGATGACCATCCTCTCGCACGGAGGCAGTTCTTCAATCAAGATGGAGATGGCTCCACACAACTCTTGCTCTGCGATCTTGAGATCAAAGTTTTCACCCACCTCTGCGGCGTGAGCCAGCATTCCTAGGTGTGCGTCACCAATCTGTAGCCAAGGGATTACATCGTCATTAAACTTCTTCGGTCCGTGAGATACGGGCAAACTTGGCACGTCTTCAATAAACGCCGCTACGGCCTCCTTCACGGCTTCTAAGTAAGCCTCTTGTTTGATGTCTGCCTTTACCCAAGTGGCAGTGGGTTTGCCCTCTTCGTTGTAGTAAGTGCTGATCCCTTTGGCTATGTGGGTAGATGGGACGGGATGAGTCCAGTCATGTTCAGGAGAAAACCCCTGTATCTCGGCTTTCTTTTTTACCGCTGAGATAACGCGGGAAACGGTCCCACTGTTTACGCCTAGATGCCTAGCTGCTGCGTTGATGCCCCCGTGTTGTTCTACGGATTGGATATAATCTAGTTGGCGGACGGTACAAAATTGGTAGTAGTCAGAGTAGTTCATCGCTTAAATTTGTAGATACGCACTGGGCTCCTAGACCCGGCGTCATGCTTGCACACAAGTTTCACTGCTGCTGCGGGTTTCTTAAACCCCATCGCTTCGTAGGTACAAATGGCCGCTTTAGCCCCCGTACCTATCGCTTCGATTCCGCTTTTAATTGGCTGGCTTACACAAGAAGCGCCAAAATAAAAAAGCCCTGCGCTATTCATTACGAGGGCATGAGAATTAGTAAACTTTGGATGCTTGTCCTTCATTCCTTTTTTGTACCAAATAAGGAACCCAATCGCCTCATCCACGTCCCCAGAAAATCCCAACAGATTTCCATGATGTCTGAAAACTTTACGACCCATCCACACACGGTCGCCGTCGCTGATACTTGAGTCAGCAACCATCAAACCCAAGTTAAAGTCAGCCAGTATAGTGGTCATGCTAAGTTTGTGCTTTTGCTTTCTACTTGGGCCACCCTAGTAGTCCAACCTTTTCCAAATGTTTTAAACGTAGGCAAAGACTCAAGGAAGTCTTGACGTGCCTTACAAAATTTATCCACCAAATCTTTAGAGGATAACTTCTTGCAAGCTTCTAATGTCTTGGGTCCGATGCTTCCATCTTGAGTTATGCCAAGAATACCTTGCAGCATCTTGGCTGCTCGGCCTACCCCAGAATTTACCGCACAGTCAAACACACATAAATCCAAGCCAGAAGGCAGACTATCGCCATTGATTGCATCCCAATATTTTCGCTTATAAAGAGGAGCCACCTGAGCCGGAGTCAGTGCTCTCATTTCCTTTTCGGAGGATTCACGTCCAACGTAAGACTCCCACACCGCACGAGTCACGCCTAAGTTCGTCATGCCTCCGGGATCTTTTGGATGGTTTACATAGCCACCCTCGTGCTTAAGAAGCTCGGACAAAGCCAAGTCAAAATTATTTTTCATCTTTACTTGAAGATCCAAAGAAATATGCAAGGACTAACATTAGAGCGCCGTCTAATGTACCGAGTAAACGGATGACCAATTCACGCATCTCTTGCGGAACTGTGTTGTGCAGGATAAACCACTGGACCAGACCCCATACTCCGACGACAATAAGCGCCAAAACGGGTGTAACAATTTTGCTAATTAGAGGGGCGGCTTCACTGATTGCAATACTAGATTCCCTGCCTCGGGCTGAGGCGCGGTCTTGAACCGTCAGCTTGGCGTACTCTAATTCAAGTTCTTTGATCTTGATTAAAGCATCTGGATCGTTTTTTATGGCAGTAGGTACCTGCTCTGGAGAGACGCCAAGTTTATTGGCAATAGCGGAGATTGCAAGGCCGCCAAGTGGGCCGGCAACAGCACTTGCAAGAGCGGGCGCTGCGCCCTTTATCAGGTTAAACAACTCGTTCATCTCGCCTCCGATCCCGCGATTATACGGGAAATTATTTTTCTGACAATGGCTTTGTAGTCAAAGTCCTCAAATAAGCCATCACCATCGACACGATCAGTAGCAGAAATCCCGTATTAGATGCGCCGATCAGATTGGTCAGCGCACCTTGGGATTGCTCCAACACCCCGCATACAGCAAGGATGATGGAGAACCATATGGTTTTAGACTTAAGCATGATTACTCAGGCTGAACAGGCCACTCAACTTCCCAAGGAAAGCCGGCTTGTTCAGGAACATCACGCAGTGCTTGACGATATTCCGCCCAATCAGCTTTTTGTGTGTTGCTCATGGGGGTGTCGTCTAGCTGTGTCCAATCGCAATCACGCAGCTTCTCTGTGCGCTCGGTGCGAACAGAGGTTGCTTTTGCATCAGTGCGGCTTGCCATTTCGTCAGCGGTCATATCCCGCACAATCCAGACTTGATTCCAGCGATTATCGGCCATGACTGGTGTGCCCTCTTCCAAAACCTGCGTATCAGTCAGTTCTGGTGGTGTTGAGAAAAACACGCGCTGCACACCAAATGAGGCCAGCATTTCATCGTTTTCTTGAGCCGGGAAGCTAGTCAATGGATTGGCAGCCTTTAGTTGTCCAAGGCCATAAGGGTACTGTTTGACAGCCCCGTTTTCAATGAGTGCATGCATAATTTACTCCACTTGCTGTTTGATAACTGCCAACATAATTTTGGCTTTTTTCTGCTCCAGCTTTTCAGACGTATACAACGTGTTTAGCTGCTCAACAAAAGCCGACAATTCATTGCGCTCATCAGGAGGCAGTTTGCTGATTTCTTCCAAAGCCAACGTGTAGTTGTCAATGTTAATTTGATAGTGCATGACCTCTGCTTCACGAGCTTCAAGAGACATCGCCAAGATTTCTTCACGGGTCTTTGGGGTTTCAACTGTTTTATCTGTCATGATTTTCCTTTAGGTTAAGAGGTTATTTGTCCAAATGCTACGCTGTTTCCGGCGCCAGTGGGAAGTGTAGCAGGATTGGTATATTTAGTTCCAAATCCAGAACCATTCCAAGGGTAGGCAGTAACATATGGTGAAGTAGTGTGAGCTACAGCTATTGCAAAACCATTAGGACTAAATGCTACACTGTTTGAATCATTAGGCAATGTAGACGGGTTAGCATATTTAGTTCCAAAACCTGAACCAGACCAAGGATAAGCAGATACAAATGGTGTAGTAGCGTGACCTACAGCTATTGCAGAACCATCAGCACTAAAAGCTACGCCTCGTCCAGTACCTGCCGGCAATGTAGCTGGGTCTGAATATTTAGTTCCAAAACCTGAACTAGACCAAGGATAAGCGGTGATAAACGGTGTTGTGTTGTGAGCTACTGCAATAGCAGACCCGTTAGGGCTGAAGGATACGCCGCTTCCACTTCCCGTTGGTAAAGTGGCTGGGTCAGCGTATTTAGTGCCAAACCCACTGCTCGACCAAGGATATACAGCAATATATGGCGAGTCATTGTGAGATACTGCTATAGCAGAACTATCGGGACTAAAAGCCACATCGTTTGCATTATCAACTGGCAACGTAGCCGGATTGGCGTACTTAGCACCAAATCCACTACCCGACCAAGGATAAACCGATACAAATGGTGTGGTTTGATGAGCTACAGCAATACTAGTTCCATTGGGGCTGAAAGCTGGAGCTCTTCCAGTACCTGTTGGTAACGTAGCTGGGTTGGCATATTTGGTGCCAAACCCACTGTTTGACCAAGGGTAAGCCGTAATATATGGTGATGTAAAGTGCGCCACCGCTATTGCTGACCCATTAGGACTAAAGGCTACGCCGTTTCCATTATCTGCAGGTAATGTAGCTGGGTTGGAAAACTTAGTACCAAAACCACTACCAAACCAAGGATAGGCAGTAACATATGGTGTGGTTTGATGAGCTACAGCAACAAACCGTTGGGTTTGTGGAATGCTAATTAATTGTCCAAATGCCACACTTTGAGCATCACCTGTAGGTAATGTAGCAGGATTGGTATATTTAGTACCAAAACCAGAACCACTCCAAGGATAAGCGGTGATAAACGGTGTTGTAGTGTGGGCTATTGCAATAGCAGAGCCATCAGGACTAAAGGATACGCCATTCCCAGTTCCCGTTGGTAAAGTGGCTGGGTTTGCATATTTAGTACCAAAACCAGAACTCCAAGGATAGACGTTAAGATAGGGCGATGCTCCTTGAGCTACCGCTATAGCAGAACCATCTGGACTGAAATCTACACCACCTCCAGCCGCAGTCGGTAACGTAACAGGATTGGCGTATTTAGTTCCAAAACCTGAGCCTGACCAAGGATAAGCCGATACAAATGGTGATGTGTTGTGACCTATTGCAATACTAGTTCCATTAGGGCTGAAAGCTACGTCTTGTCCTTGACCGGTAGGTAGCGTAGCTGGGTTGGCATATTTGGTGCCAAAACCCAAAACAGACCAAGGATAAGTAGAAATGTATGGCGAGTTATTATGAGCTACTGCAATTGCTGAACCATCAGGACTAAAAGACACGCCATTACCGGCCTCTGCTGGTAATGTAGCGGGGTTTGAATACCTTGTTCCAAAACCCAAAGCAGACCAAGGATAGGCTGCTATGAATGGAGAAGCGCTTTGAGTTATAGCTACGTAAGAACCATCGGGACTGAAAGCTACGTCAGTTGCTGAACCAACTATGGTGGGGCTGGTAAACGTAGCACCAAAACCTGAAGCGCTCCAAGAGTAAGCCACAATTTGGGGATCATCTGGGCCAACTACAACCATTGCTGAGCTAGAAGGGTGGAAAGCTACGCCGTTTCCATTGCCTGTAGGTAATGTAGCTGGATTAGCATATTTGGTGCCAAAACCTAGCGCACTACTCCAAGGGTAGGCAGTAACATATGGTGATGCGTTGTGTGCTACAGCCATAAACTGCGAGTACTTTGGATCGCCAACCGTTCCCCAAGCCACGCCGTTTCCAGGGCCTGATGGTACAGATGTTGGATTAGCATACTTAGTTCCAAAGCCACTAGCTGACCAAGGGTAGGCAGTAACAAATGGTGATCCTAAGTGAGCTACAGCTATTGCAGAGCCGTCAGGACTGAATGCAACACTTTGGTTAGTACTAGGTGAAAGGGTTGCTGGATTAGCATATTTAGTTCCAAAACCAGAGCCAGACCAAGGATAGGCAGTGATAAATGGTGAGCCGCTATGAGCTACTGCAATGGCACTGCCGTTAGGGCTAAATGAAACACCAAAACCAGTACTAGCAGGTAATGTTGCGGGGTCTGAATACTTAGTTCCAAATCCGCTACCAGACCAAGGGTAGGCAGTAACATATGGTGATGTGTTGTGAGCTACAGCTATGGCAGAACTATCGGGACTAAAAGATACGCCTCTTCCATTACCAGTAGGCAACGTAGCTGGGTTAGCATACTTGGTTCCAAATCCAGAACCACTCCAAGGATAAGCAGAAATACGTGACGCAGTATCGTGCGCCACTGCAATAGATGCGCCATTAGGACTAAATGCTACACTGTTTGAATCATTAGGCAATGTAGACGGGTTAGCATATTTTGTTCCAAACCCACTAACACTCCAAGGATAGGCGGAAATAAATGGCGTGTTACCGTGAGATACTGCAATTGCAGAACCATTGGGACTGAAAGCTACGCCAGTTCCATTGCTGGCGGGCAATGTAGCTGGGTTGGCATATTTAGTTCCAAAGCCTGAGGCAGACCAAGGGTAAACGGTGATAAATGGTGAAGTAGTGTGAGCTACAGCTATGGCAGAACTATCTGGGTTAAACGCTACGCCTAATGCAGTACCAGTAGGCAGTGTAGCTGGATTGCTGTAAGTGCCTCTAAACCCGCTCGTACCCCATGAGTATGCAATAACGTATGGAGTACCAGTTTGGGCTAACGCCAATACTTTAGGCGTAGTCGATACGCTACTAACCTGTGAACTGTTACTTGAAAACATAATAGTCCTTAGACAGTGTAGTTTTGACCAGCAACACTACCCAACCAGTTTGAGCCATCAATGGCCGTGAACACAAACTTGTCAGCCCTAGTTGCCGTAGCCGTCAGAGTTGGCGCAGTTGCGCTGGGCCAATCAACAGATGCGGGCCATGTTACGGTACGTGAGCCTGTTGCGTCTTGTTTTTGGATCAGCATAAAACTCTTCCCCGCCACTGGCGTGGGGAATGTATAGGTGCAATTACCTGTCAACGTCAAAACTTGAACAGTG